GTTCAAACAACTCAACGAGGGTTCTCGTGATGACTTTGCCTTCACGAGTTTGTTCGACTGGCTTGAAACCAATCGAAAACTTGTTTAGAACGCCGTCGCGCATGAGAGCAAGAGTCTCATCCGCGCGCTGAACGCCTTTGGTGAGTTTGGCAACGATCTCGAAGCCTTCCTCGGTGTCGCGACCTTCAATGACTTTGCCAATCGGCAGATCATCGTGCTGGTGGCCATAGAACAACTTGACATCCTCGACTGAGCGGATTGCACCCGGTGCAAACTGCTCCTGGTAAGTGCCGATGTCTGCGGTCTGGCCGTATGGTACGGCGATACCGCGAATCGTTCCCTCAGTGTCGTCATCGAGACGCATCTCGATGTGGCGTGTTTCAATCTCCATTTAGAGACCTTCCTTTGCTCGGACTTCGTCAGGGGTAAGCCATGGCTGACCAGCGAGTGCAACATCGTACATCTCCCAGCGCGTTTTCATGTCTGCCTTGAACAAGCCCTCGTAGTTGAAGCGAACTGAAGTGCCGCGTGGCAAACAGTTGCTTAGTGCGTCCTCAATAGCGTTTGTGTAGCCCATAAGGGTGTGGCGATAGAACGTTTGCTGCTCATCGCTAAGGTTCGAGTAGGTGTCGCTCGAGCCGTCGATACCAGTCAACAGAAGTCGGGCTGGCACACCAAACAAGCGAGCGATTGTCTGAGTCGACTGTGCTGCGACGTTGGTGAACATCAAGTCCTGCGGCGTAGCGTTGATGGCCTGATAGTCAAAGCCCTCGCTTAGCACCGCTAGTTGTCTAGTCGCCTGCTTGGTGTGCCAGTTCGTTGTAATCTCGTCAGCTTGGTCTTTGGTGAGCATCTTGCCCGTTTTGAGCACGCCTGTTGGCACGCCACCTGAAGCGAACCAGGTGCTTGCGAAGTTGCGTAGATCAAGAGCGGTTGCGATGTCGTTACCTGCAGCTTGAATCGGGCCGAGACCGCGAAGGTTGCCAACGGTCGTGAACAAGCGCATGTGTTCAATCTCGCGCATGGTGTAAGTGTTGCCGAGATAGTCAAAAACCTTTTGCCCGGTCATACCGTTGACACCGTCGAGGCGTGGGCTGATTGTGGTCGGGTCGAGTGGTGTTAGGTCGATGACGTTACCGCGAGAGTCGTATGACTTGAACCAGTACGCTTCACCATTGATTGCCAGGCTAGAAACAGTTGAAAAAATAAAGTCTTTACGCGACTCAGACAAGCTTGGGTTGTTGACAAGTATCGGGTTGTCAATTTTTTGCTCGAGACCGCCACCATAACGGAACGTCTCAAGTGGAAGTGCCTTGGAGATTGGTGTCGCGATGATTTGAATCGAACGGTAGACCGATGCTAGAGAGAGAGCGGTCTGAGTGCTGACGTAAGTGTCAGAGCGAACGGGAATGTTAGGAACAGCAGCTCGACGTTCAATAGGAACGTTGCCGGTCAATCTTTGCCAAAGTGTGGCCATAAAACAACCTTATGAGTTTTAGACCGATTCTAAACTTCTAGGCGTATTCGGTGTGTCGAATCTAGTATACTCCGACACCCGACATTGTTTGCGCGGACGCGACATGAAGTGCCCAGACAGTTGCCAGGAGCGCGTCGATGTCGCCTACTGATTCTTTGCGCGAGATTTGCCAATACTCGCCAACATACTTAGAAACTGCGCGTGAGTTCTGGAGTACGAGCAACGGATCGTTGTTGTGAGTAATGCGACCAGTGGCAAACATCGAGTAGACGTTCATGCAGGCCGTGTTGATCTCTTTATTCCACAAGTTCCAAACTGGCAAGCCACGTTCTTTGAGTTTGCGGTGCAGACCATGCATACCTCGGTCATCGAGGGCAATGCCTGTAATACGGTGCTTAGAACAGATGGCCATAATCATCTCGACGATGCGCTCCTCGGTCGGGTTGACCAGTGATGCCACAAGCTCGGTCTCGTAATCGTCGCCGACTCGTTTTGCAGCTGCAATTGTGGCGTTCTCAAAGTTGCGTGTCACGTCGATGCCGAGCACTGCACCGTCTAGGTCGCTAATGCCTGAGCCTGCTGCTTTCACAAACAGTTCGCCCGGCAACCATGTTTCGCGCGAGCCAGAAATGAACTGGTTGAGCGTGTAGCGCCTAACCTCATGTTCGGGCTGGGTCAGGATGTCGCCTAGCACTCGCTCGATAGGGATACGGCCACACTCGACTGCTGGGTTTGCTGCTTTGATTGCTTCAGGGTCGGCAATGCTTGAGCCTTGTGGGGCTTCCCAAATGAACGCACCAAAGCGTTCCAGGTTCACGTCGCCAGCAATGGCTTTTTCAGCTGAGAGATACAAGTCGATAAGTGTCTGTGAATCTTGGTCGCCTGCTGTAGTAATCATGACAACTTGAGCACCGGCCACCGCGGCGGTTCCCTTGAGTGCTGCAGTCCAGATTCCACGCTTCGCCAAGTGACCTTCATCGAGGATGCACCGGCCACCGATGGTAATACCCTGCAACGCGCCTTCAGCAGCAGGGCTAACTTTGTAACGGCCAGAACCGTCAATCTTTGCAATGCCACGAGTCTCGGTCGTTTTCTTGAAGCGTTTAGCCAGCCAGCGTGTTGAGTCGATGACGTGCTTGACGCGCAAAAAGATGATGGATGCTTGTTCGCGCGACGATGCCAGGGACAAGCAATCGCCTCGACGGAACGCCAAAGCCTCAAGAGCCAGCGCACCGCCAACAACCGACTTGCCGTTCTGCCTGCCCATTGAAACTACAATCTGGCGGTACCGAAGTTCGCCAGGGTGTTCAGGGTGGTCATCAGGGTAACGCTCTAGCATGGCTCGGAACAACCACTTTTGCCAATCGTCAAGCTTGAGCGGTGTGTCCGTCTCGGGCGTAACCCAACACAGTTCCACCAAGTCAATGAGCCGGTCGCCATCGGTCAAGAAGTCTGTCGATAGCGGAGGGGTGAACCGGGCTGGAAGTTGCATTACCTTTTCAGCATTTCGGCCAGAGGGTCAAACTCTGGCGCGGAGCCGTTCAACTGGCGCGAGATCTCGAGGATGGTCTTGCGAAGTTCAGCTGCAGTTGACGTGTGTGGCTTTTCGTCAAACTCGCGAGCCAAACGAAGGGCTATAAGTGATAACACTGCCGATTCACTAGTCAACTCACATTCAATCAACCACGTTTTCAACGCTTCTTCAATCATTTGATTCTCCATTCATGCTTATTCAAATAATCTAACCCATTTTTGCACAGAAGCGAGGCTGCGCGGGGTGAAATCTCACTCACAGAAAAAAGCGTCGGGCATTTTGAACGCACAAAACCCCCGAGCATCGAGTGCATCGGGGGTCTGTGGTTGGTGTCTAGGGGGGGGGCTAGAACCAACGATCGTTGAGCCAGGTGATTCGGCTCAAAGTCTTGTCCTGCTTCTTGCCATTGCATCGGTTGCACATGGATTGCAGGTTGCTGATGTCGTGGTTTGGTTCACCATTGCCCGGTGGCACGATGTGGTCTATCGTCCAGTCTCGACCGTCGAGGTGTTTACCGCAAGCAGCGCAGATTGGTTCGAGCACGGTCTTGGCGTAGGCTCGGGCTTTGCGCCATTCGGGTGTGTCGTGCCAGTCACTCATCGTCGTCCAAATACTCGAGGCCGTCGAAGTCTTGCATCTTGGCAACTGCGTCGATGATCTTGAATACGATGGCGGGGATGATTAGCAGGCCGATGATGATTAGAAGTTCCATTAGTCCAACCAAACTTTGTAAGCTGCAGTCACTCGGCCTTTATCGGGGTCGATGAAGTGCAGGCGTTGAGAGGGTGTTGCTGAAGCCGCCATGGTTATGCCTGCATAGCGGTTATCTGATTCCGTTGAGCCGGTCTGGTAGACGGCACCGAGTCCGTCTGGTAGAGCCCACTCAGCATGAGTGTGGTAATGCCCGATGTAGGCGTCTCGGAATGCCCAAGGGTATGAGCCTGACTTCCACTTGGCAACGTGCGTAACGATGGCTGTAGGGCTCGCGAAGCCGTTACGGCCGACCTCGTCACCGTGTAGCACGATGGCTCTGTAGTTGCCTATCTCGAGGCGCTGGATGTCCTCTGGTGATTCTTGGAACGTGAGGCGCTTTTCATCCTGGAGTAGTTGGCGCGCGAGCTCGTAGCACATTCGGTCAACGTTGTCGGAGCGTGGTATGCCGTCGCGTTTAGATCCGATACGGCCATGATTGCCCCACTCAGGCACGATGGTGACGTGCTCGTAGTTGGCTAGGGCTACACGCACTACGTCGATAACCAGGCGCGAGACGTTGACGTATTGCTCGAACAGTGTTGAGTCAATCTCCCAAGCCTGTCCAGGGTAGTTCCATAGGCCTTCAACCATGTCGCCAGTGAAGGCGATGTAGCATTCGCGCACGGGGTGGTGGCTGCGCTGAATCTCGGTGATGGCGATGGCTCGGTCTGTGAACTCGAGGACACGCTTGCGCATAATCTCTGAGTTGTAGCTGGTGGTGACTTTGGAGCCTTGCCAGTCGCCCATGACCCAGAGTGCTACTTCAGCGCGGCCTTTGCGTCGGTCTTTGGTCGGTGCCGGTACTCGTGGCACACCGCCCATCGAGAGCATTGCGTCGAAGGCTGCAGCTCGCGTAACTTCGGTGAGGTGCTCCATCCGGTCTTTGGCTTTCAGGAGATCTCGTTGAGAGTTGCGGAGTGCTGCGCGCAGGTGTTGTATGTCTGCTGGCTCCTCGACTGGTGGCTCTAGATTTTCGAGCATCGGCACGTTTTCTTCATATGAGTTTGGAGTGTGTCTTTGGAGATTGTAATGCCTCTAGCGTTTAGGGCTAGACCTAAAGCGCGTGCAGTCCACCGGTCATC